CCTTGAGCGATAAAGGAATCACGCTGGATCTTGCGCTTTGCCTCCGTCAGCAAGTCGTTCTTCCTACGGCTCGCCCCCCTCTTGTTGCCCGACGCGAGAAACTGCTGATACTCAGGGTCGGACTGCCACCAGTCGCTCCCCGAGAATCCGCGCGCCCGCCATCCAGCATCGTCGGCGGCGCGACGCTGCGCCTGTTCAGCCTGATCCCTAGCCTCATCCGCAGCGGTCCACGAAAACGGCTCGTGCACGTCGCTCAGGTTCTTGCCGCTGGTCTCCCACCAGCCCGACTGCTCGGCGCGAGAGCTTCCCGGCGAGTGCAGTAGCCGCGCGTTGGGATCATCGCGATACTGCTGACGCTTCGTCCCCTCATAAAAGTCGCCGTTATCGGCGGGGTTGCGGTAGTCGATGTAGCCCGGCGTCGTTGAGCCACGCGGGTAGCCATCACGTGCGTTCCCCTTGCCCTCGTTCCCCGGCATGCTCGCCGGTGCCTTGCCTCGATCGAAGAATCCCATCGCTCACCTCACCAGCGGTTGTCGCCGCTCATGGCTCCGGCCTTCTTCGCGTTCTCAACCGAAGAAGTCGGGTTGACGTACTGGTAGTCGCCGTAGCCGCGGTACTTGTCGACGGCCATCTGGCGCCAGCCGTTCTGCTGGTCCCAGTGGTACCGGATGCCGTTGTCGGTCGGGCCCTGCTGCTTGAAGACGTTGCTGTTTCCGCCCGAGTCGCGCGTCAGCGTCCCGAACTGCGTCTTGAACATATCGGGGCTGAGGAGCGAGCCCATTCCGTTCTGCCGGAAGTCGGCGAGACGCTGCGCGTACGCCTCCTTCGAGATCACGTTGCCGAACTGGTCGGTGTACTGCTGCCCGGCCGGCAGGTTCGGCAGCGCCTGCGAAAGCACCGACGTGTCCGGCGTCGGCGAAGTCGTACCGCCCGGCTGCCCGCCCTTCGGAGGTGCGGTTCCACTGCCGGTGTTCGCCGCCGGCTGGCCACCCTTCTGATTCACGTCCTGTCCTCCTGCGGTACTGCCGGTCGTCGTGCCGTCCTTCGGGCCGAAACCTCCGGGACCGTCAACTACACCCGGTCCGCCGTAGGTCGCCTTCGTGACGTCGTTCAGCTTCCGCCGCTGCCGACGCATCGCTTTGACGACGTCGCGCGGGTCATCGAACTGCGGCCCCGTGTAGTCGGGGCCGACCATGCCGAGGCCGAAGCCGCCGTTCCCGCCGACCACGCCCCAGCGCGCGCCGCCGCCCTTCGGCTGCAAGACCGAGTTGACGCCCTCGAGCCCGTAGTACGACGCGTCCGGGTTCGTGTACGCGTCCGCGCCGATCCCGAGTGGGTCGTACGTGCGCGCCGTGCCGCCGGACGGCACGTTCTGATTCGCACCGCGGTACGCGTTGAAGCCGTTGTTCCCGTAGAACGCCTCGAAGAACGGCGAGAAGATGTCGCCGGGCAGCTGCTCGTTGCGCACCTGCCCCTTCGAGAAGTTCGAGTCGTCAGGCATCGGCGTCGGGCTCGGCCCCGGCGAGCCGCCCTTCGGCGGGTCGGGGTTCTCCGGCGGAGGCTGCGCGGGGTCGCCGATCGGCGGACGCGGCCGGTCAGGCGGCGTCGTCGGCGTGGTCGGTGGATTCGTGATCGGCCGTCCCGGCGGATTGCCTCCCTTGCCGATGTCGATCGGCGTGACAATCGGGTCGCGACCGCTCCCCGGCGGCTGACCGAGCTTCCGGCGCCACGGCTCGAGGTCCACCGGCGAGCCGCCACGCGTCCCGCCCACCACCGTCGGCGAGAAGTCGCCGCGCGCGGCCGTAGTCGTGACGTCGGCCACTTAAGGAATCCCCGTGGTGGTGGGCGGCGGTTCTTTTCCGAACAGCGCGCTGCCGAGCTGCGACAGTGCGCCGATGCCCAGCGCGCCGGCGCCGATCCCCTGCGCGACCGGGTTGATCGCGTTCGGGTTCGTCGAGGTCTGCGTCGTGACGCCGCCGCCGCCCGTCATGCTCGCAAGCCCGCTGCCGAAGATGTTCAGCAGGTTGAAGGGCAGCTGGTACGACGAGAGCGCGTTCTGGTACCGGATCTGGTTGTTCGCGTCCTCCATCTGGCGCTTCTCGCCGAAGAGCGCGCGCCCGACGTCCGCGTCGTAGTACCGGCTCTGCATGAACTGCGGAAAGAGCGACATCACGTTCACGCCGCGGCTCAACTCGTTGTCCGCCGAGCTCGCCGCACGACCCGCCTCGCTGTCGAGCATCGACCGCCAGCCGCCGCGCTCGTCGAGCGCCGCCTGGAGCTGCTGCTGCAGGAGCTGCTGCTGCGTCGCCTGCTGGCGACCGCGCTCCGCCTCGAGCGACGTGTTCGCGTACTGCTGCGCCTCCGAGCCTGCGTTCAGCATGTTCTGCCGCTCGCGCGAGTAGTTCTCGCCGTACATCTGGTTCGCGAGGTCGGTCAGGCTCTGGCCGAAGTCGAAGTTCGCCATATCCTTCGTCTGCTGGTGAGCAGAGCCACCGAAGGATCCGGCACGCGCGAACTGCGCGTCGATGCCCGGCGCCGTCGCGAAGCGGTACGCCTTCGCAGCGCGATTCGCCGCGGCGTCGTAGTTCGCGCCCAGGTACGGGTTCGACTCGGGCGACAGATACTTGCCCTGGATCGTGTCGAACGCACGTGCGCGCGCAGCACCCGCGTTCGGGCCCATGAAGTTGAACATCGACGCGTCACGCGCGACGTCCCGCTCGCCCTTCAGCTGGTTGTACGCCGCGTTCGACGCGGCATTCGTCCCGTCGCCGAACATCGCGTCGATCAGGGCCTGCTCGGCGTAGTCCTGATTCCGCCCCTGCAGGGCGTCCATCATCCCGACGCGCGTGGCGCCCGCGATCGGGCCGCCCAGCGTGTACGCCTGGTTCATGCGCGCGAGGTCGCCGCCCGCACCACCCAGCGCGTCCGCCATCCACTGGTCGGCCGACAGCCGCAGCGGCTGCCCGCTCTGCAGCTTGTCTACAGCCAGCGCGCGCGATGCGAGCTCACCGTCGTTGTAGCCCGACATGAGCGGCGCGAACGGGAGCTGCCCGTTGAGCCCGATCGCCTGGTAGTCGTAGCCGCTCGGCTTCGACGGATCGAAGGGCGTGCCGCCCTTCTTCATGCCGCCCGAGACGTCGAGCACCTCGCCCGAGCCGTCGGCGTTCGGCTTGTACCACTTCCCGTCGGACGGCGCGTTCCAGATCAGCTGCAGGAGCTGCTGCAGGCCGCCGACGCCGGCACCGCGCGCCCATTCCGGCAGATCCTGCCGTGTGGTGCTGTTGACCTGCTCTGCCATCCCTTCAGCCCCTCACCAGCCGCCTCACGTAGACCCGCTCGAGCAGCTCGTACCCGAGCTTCTCAGCGAGCTTCGTCCAGCCCTTCCGGGGGACGTGGATGCGCAGCGCACGCGCACCGCGCCGCATCGCCTCCGCCTCGATCTCGCGCTGCGTGAACTCCGTCACCGCGCGCGCCACACCCTCGGTGACGTTATTCGGGTCGGCCCACGCGATCCAGACGAGCCAGTCGAACGCGTCGGCGAACTGGTCGCCGTCGCGGCACACGAACGTGATGCCCGCCACGCGTTTCCCGTGAAACGTGAGGCACAGCAGCGCGCGGTCCGTCTCGACGACTTGACGCACCTGCTCCGGGCTCCACGACGCCGGGTTACGCTTCTTGACCGCGAGCACCGCGTTCGCAGCCTCCGGCCACCACGCGTCAAGTTGATCCTTCGGCACGACGAAGAAGCGCAGGTCGGCCGTCTTCGTCTGCTGGTCGACCAGGCGGAGGCGTGGGCGCCGCACGGGCGCTTCCGCGTCAGGCTGCCGGATACCAGGAAGCGCCGTCATAGATCACTGCCATGGCTTGCAGAGGCGTCGCCGTCGCCGCCTTCGCGATGTTGCCGCCCGTCACGAGCTCCCACGTCGAGCCTGCCGCCGGGATGAGCCAGATCGGCCCGGTGAACGACGACACGTACCGCGGCGTCACGTGGTCGCTCTCCACGCCGAGCTGCGCGTTCGGCGGGTCGATGTTCTCGATCTGCTCCGCGCCCGTCACGACGTGGATCGCGTTCGTCGGCTTGATGCGCGTCGCCGACGCGATCTCCGCGCCGACGCCCTGCACCTGAGAGTTCGTCTGCTCGATCAGGTCGCGGAACTGCTCGTTCAGGTGCTGTTCGAGAGCCTTCCGGTACGCGTCGTGCCGACGCTCGACGTCGCGCAGGTAACGCTCGAGGTTCGAGTCCGTGGGCCAGCCCGGCCACGTCGGCAGGATGCGCCGTGCGACCTTGCGGATCATCGGCGCCCCATGGGAAGCACGTCCACGTCGATCGTCTCGATCTCCGCGTCGCCCTCGGGAAACACGTACTTCCAGCGGTGGAACCGCCGCGTGTTGCGGAAGTTGACCCAGCCCGGCGAGGTGTCGAGGTACGCCGTCGCGCCGACGAACGTCTCGGTCGAGCCGAGGTTGTCACGCATCGTGTTCTCGAGGTACGTGCCGATGTTCGCCGGGTAGATCGAGAATTGCGGCCGGTGCCGCCGCACGAACCACATGCTCTGCCCGTCGCCGTAGTCGCCGAGCGTGAAGTAGCCGCCCGCCGCCGGCAGGCCGTTCAGCGAGTAGAGCTTGTGGTCGTCGCCGACGATCGCCGGGACGACGTCGCTCGAGCCCGCGAAGAGGTACGAGTCGTACGTCACGTCGTCGGCCTGCCCCCACGTCGTGAACAGCGACCCGAAGTCGCCGTACGTGAGGCCGCTCGAGCCGGGCAACTCGGGGTAAACGACCTGCTCGACGTCGAGCAGGCCCTTCGTCCAGCGGCCCGACTGCCGGTGCCACGCGACCCATCGGTCGCAGACCTGTGGCACCGTGTTCCCGTCGAGGTTAATCGACGGGTAGTGCCAGTACACGACCTGTGCCGCGCGGTCGTAGCGGCCCTGGCAGGCGTACTGCAGGTTCCTGTCGAGGTCGCCGTGCCCTGTCCCGTTGTCCTGGAACAGGAAGCGACGCAGGCCACTCTCGATCTCGCGCGGCGCTCCGCTCCCGTCGACGAGGTAGAAGTTGTCGTACCCCATCACCGCGTGCGCGTCGCCGAGGTCGACGACTGCCTCGTGCGACAGGGCACCGCTCTCGCTCGAGGTGAGGCGCATCTCCCAGATCGTGGGAGGGCCGGCGTACTCGCCGACGTAGATCGCTTTCTCCTTGTAGACGATGAGGTTCCGGCCGAGCGCCTTCGCGCCGACGATCTCGCCGGGCGTCTCGTTCAGGTAGCCGTTCGCTGCCTGCGTGTCGGTGCCCGGCGTCCACTCCGTGTCGTCGCCGATCCCGCTGCACCACCACATCGACGGCGTGAGCGCGTTGCTCGGCACGGTCGACGACAGGTTCAGCAGGAAGACGAACGCGCCCGAGCCGCCGGGGTTCACCACCGCGACGACCTTCGCCGTCGGCGGCAGGCCCGCGAGCGTCGCGAAGTCCGTCGCCGTGTCCGTGATGATCTGCGGCGGGTACTGGCCGTTCACCGCGATGCAGTCGTTGCCGAACATCGCGAAGCGCCAGCGCCCGCGGTCGTCCGTGTTGAAGTCCGACAGCGTCGAGTAGTGCGTCCACGAGCCCGCGGCGCCGCGGTAGAGCGCGGTCTTCGTGCCGGCGAAGAGCTTCGTCGAGCCGTCGAGGAAGCGCGCGACGTAGGCGCCGTAGCAGGAGCCGTCATCCGCCGGCGACACGCGCGTCGGCAGGACACCGTAGGTCTCCACGGGCGACGGCGTGCGGCGGTAGCCGCGCAGCGTCGGGTAGAAGCCGTCGCACTCGACGAAGTGCGCCTCGCCGCCACCGTCTGCCGGGCGGATCATCGCCGACATGTCCGGCGCGAAGCCCATCAGCGCGAGGGTCTGGATCATCGCGAGGATCAGCCCCACGGCCGGACCCCGCGCGCGTACGCGCGAGCCTCGGCCTCCTTCACAATCTCCGACCACTCGTCCTTCGACTTCGCGTACTCGCGGTCCGCGAGGTCGGGCTCGATGATGACGTCGTCGTACAGGATCGCCTTCGCGCGGCAGCGCACGGCGCGCTCCGCGTCGTTCATCCAGAAGCCCTCGTCGTCATCCTCTGTGGGCGCGTCGAGGGTCGAGACGTACTTGCCGTTGAACTCGTAGTCGGTGGATGGCGCGCGCGGCTCGATCAGGAACTGGTCGTTGTAGAGCGCGTAGAACTGCGGGACGCCCGTCTCGACGGAGTCGCTGTTCGGGTAGAGGAACTGCAGCTCGGCGGGCGTGACCTGCTGGAGCTGGTAGACCATGCCGTTCGCGGTCACGGTCAGGTCGGTCATCGTCACGAAGTCGGTCGGCAGGTCGTACGCCTGCTGATCCGCGACGCTTGCCGTCGGGCCGAACGATGCCTGGTTGGGGACAACCGGACGCCGCTTGTAGAACGCGATCGCGCTCTGGATGGCCTCTTGCACCTGACTCGCGAGGTCGGGCCGCTGAAGCTCATCGAGGATGCGCGACTGCATCTGCGCGTACGTCATCGGGGCGTCGTGCGTGATGCGCGGGCCGCGCAGCGCCGATCAGCGCGCGCGGCCCGCCGTCGCCTCGGGCTTACTTGCTGCCCTTGATGCTGGGGCCGTACGGGTTTTCGGTCGGAGGCCCAACCCGATCCGCGCCGCCGTCGCCCGCCTGCGCGGTCTCCGCGACGCGCGCCGTCGAGTTCGAGGTCTTGAACGGGTCGGCCGGGGCCGGCTTGCTCTCGAAGCTGTTCGCCATGGTCTTGCCTTTCCTTCGATGCGCCCGGCTCAGTCTTCGAGCACGTAGCGCAGGTTCATCTTGATGGACCCGGAACCCACCTGATCGTTGTCCGCCGAGACGCCGACTCCGACGCCGCAGCGGAAGACGAATCCTCCGGTCTCCGCGCTCTCGCGAACCGTGACACCGATTCCACTGGCGATGTGAGCGGACCAGACGTTGGTGCCACCCACGCCACAGTTGAAACCGAACACGCCCGCGGTCGCCGCCGTGTTGAAGAGCGAGAAGCCGACGACGGCAATCCGCTTTCCGGCAACAGCTGCGATCACGAGGTCTTCGTCGGCGAACGCCTCCGTCGCCACCGCCGTCTTGAGGATCGGCGTCGAGCCACGGTCCGTCCCGAGGTGGTTCGCCTCGTTCAGCGCGTGCGCCGGCGTGGCGCACGCGAGAACGAGAACGACGATGCGCAGCCAGTTCTTCACTGGCCGGGGTCCCGGTACTTCGGGTAGTCGGTGTAGAAGTACGCGCCCTTGATGGTGCCGGCCGCGAACGTCACCGCGGCGACGGCCACCTTGATCGCGAGGAAGCTGTTCTCGGTGTAGGTGCGCGGCACCGTGCCCGCGATCACCCCGACCGCCTGCCCCGTGGTGACCAGTCGCGGAGAGACCAACGTGCGGCCCCCCTTGAACGTGGTCGTCGCCGCGACGAAGCGGTCATCGTCCTCCTCGTCTCCGACGGCGAGCGAGATCGAGCCCGTGCCGTCCGAGTCCATGTCGGGCACGTCGATCCAGAAGTCGATCAGCGTGCAGCCGTTCGGGATCTTGCCGAGGATCCAGATGTCTCCCGCCGTCGGGTTTGCGCTCACCGCCAGCGAGAAGCCGTAGCCGTGCACCGCGCCCTGCGGGCGCGTCACCGGGAGAAACGAGGTGCCGGCGACGGTCGATCGAAGAGTTGCCATCTATCACTCCATTCCGGGGGGAGACGAACTCCCCCCGGTGTGGTTGTGGTCGATCAGAGCTTGACCTCGGCCATCGCCGCGACTTCGTTGCAGCAGAAGAGCGCAAAGCCCTTGATCGCCTTGCTCGTGATGAGCGTGGTGATCGCCGCCGTCTTGAGGGTCAGGCGAAGGTCGTCTTCCGCCGTCACGTCACCCGCGTCGGTGTCGAGCACCTGGAACGGGAGAGATTCGAGCAGCACGTGCGTGTTCGCCGTTGCGGTCGAGTCGAACGACGTCACGCGGACGGTCGTTGCGCCGGTCGGGTTGAAATCCGCCACGAACCGAGCGGCCGACGACTTCGTGCCGATGTCGAAACGTGCCGCGGTTGCACCCGAGTCGAGGTCGGGGATCTCGATCCAGAACCCGAGCAGGGTCGAGTACGCCGGGAGCTTGCACAGCACGATCACATCGCCGATCGTCGCACCGAACGGAGCGGCCGGCGTGTAGCTGAATGGCACCCCCTGCAGACCGGTACCGGAGCGAGCCGGGCGGTCCTTGGCGGTGTTCGCGTAGACGGTCACTGCAGCCATGTCACTTCACCTCTTTCCTTCTGCCGCTCAGACCGCCGGCGAGTAGGTCGACGCGACGATCGTTCCGAAGTCGACGCCGTCGAACCGGGTCTTGCAGGCGCCGTAGATCATGCCCGCGTAGGTCGTGAGCGAGTTCTCGCCGTCGTCGAGCTCCTCCACCCAGCGCATGCGCTCGGGCGAGGTCTCCGCGCGGCCGATGCCCCACGCCAGCGCCTGCGCACCGCAGAACACCGCACGCGCGATGTTCGTGGTGCTCGACGACGCGGCACCGAGGTCGGTGTGGTACTCGGCGTTCGCCTGATCCGAGTCGCCGAAGCACATGCGGGCGTCCTCGAAGATCAGCGTGCCGTTCCACATGCCCAGCGCGCCGGTGAACATCGGGTTCTTGGTGATGAGCCCGCCCTTGAGCGCGGCCTGCTGGATCTGCGCCCAGTTGCCCTCGGTCATCGAGGTGCGCAGCTGGTACGCCTGGAACGGGTGCAGCAGAAGGACGTAGACCTTCATGCCGCCGACCATGATGGGACGGATCGCAGGCGACGCGGTGCGCGCCTTCGTCACCATCTTGTCGATCATCTGCAGCGTGAAGCCGTACGACGCGTCGGTCAGGCCCGACTCCACCGAAGCGTCGCCGCCGTAGATCCAGCGCGTGCTCGACGGCGCGGTCGCCGCGTTCAGGCCGGTGTACTCGAGGTCGGTCTGCGCGGTGTTGCCGCAGAGCTGGTTGATGTTGCCGACGTCGATGCGGTCGGACCACCAGTCCTTGAGCGCGCTGTTCGCCTCGCTGCGCATGTTCCACGTCACGCGCTGCTGCGACATCAGGCCCGTCACATTCACGTTGTGGCGGAGATGGTTGATGTCGAACGAGAAGTTGCGGATGTTCAGCGACTCGGCGTTGTCCTTCGCCTTCGCGTCGCCGAGCGTGCCCTTGCCGGTGAGGCGCCGACGCAGACCGATTGTGATCCGCTGTCCGCCCTGCTTGAGCTCGTCGCGGACCTGGATCATCGAGTCGTCGTCCTTGCCGACGAACTTGTCCGTGAGAGTCTCCTTGAGGCTCTCGATGATGAGCTTCTTCGCCCAGGCGCGAGTCGCCTGAGCGTCATTCACGCCGATGATGGTTGCGGCCATGTTCCCTTCCTTCTTGGCGTCAAGACACTATTTGCGAGTGCCCTCTGTGACGCCGAGGAGGCGAGAGAACCGTCCGGCGGATTCCGGCGGATCACGCTGATTCAGGGCCAGACCGAGCCCACGACTGCGCGTCGTTCGCGGAGCGTCGTTGTTACGTGAGCCGCTCGGTCACGAGGTCGACGGTTACCCGTCGGCCGCTGGATGACTCGCCAACGTCGAGGCTCGGAGGTCTTACGTCGACTACGAGCATGCGCGAGGCGCCCCGTGGCGCCGCCGATAACCCCCGGCGAGGGGAAGTCTGTACGCCGCCTACGCGGCGTACAGTCTGGATGTCAAGTTGATTCCTGTATTCGTCGGAAATGGGATCAGCCGCCCATCAGCTGCCGCATCATGCCCGGCTCGCTGTCGAGCAGGCGCGCGAACTCGTCGTCCTCGAGGTTCACGGCGTCCTCGAGCGTCATGCGGCCGCGCGGGCTCGCGCCGGCGCGGCCCGGCGCGCCGCTGCGCTGCGCCGCGTTCACGCTGCGCGCAAGCTGCTGCGCGCGCGGGCTCGACGGGCGCTGCGGCGCCGCCTGCTGCTGCGGCATCTGCCCGCCGTCGTCGGCGCCATCCGGCGCGCCCTGCCCGCCGTTCCCGTACCCGAGCTGCCAGGCGAGCTCGTAGATCACCTGCGCCGGGTCGCGCACCCACTGGTACTCGCCGGTCTGCGGGTTCATCTGCACGCAGTCGCGGATGAGCTCGGCGCGCTCGCGCTCGAGGCGCGCCGGCAGGTCGGCCGCGGTCACGCCGCGCATCGAGTGGAAGCCCGCGAACCAGTTCGCGACGTACTGGAACGCCTGCCCGTAGTCGGGCTGCGACAGCGCGAAGCGGTTCTCGAACGCGGTGTACTCCTGCGCGACGCGCGACACGACCGCCATCCGGCGGCCCTGCTCCTCGCGCTGCGCGGCCGTCTGCTGCCACGCCTGATGCTCCTCGCGCGTCGCGTTGACCTGCGCCTCAAGCTGCCGGATGCGCCACTCGTTGAAGCCTTCCGGGTCGATCTCCCGGTCCGGCATCGGGTCGGCCTCGGCCTGCTTCCGCGCCGCCTCCGCGTCACGTGCGGCCTGCTCCTGCCGCGCGCGCGCCTCCTGCTGCGCACGCAGCATGTTGAGGCGCTCCTCGTACCGGATCTTCTGCTCTCGGTCGGCGAGCAGTCCCGAGCGCTCTTCCTCGTACTGCTTCAGCTGCGCGCGGAGCTTCTGCACCTCGGGCAGCGGCACCGCCGGACGCCGCCCGCCGCCACGCTGCGGCGCGGACACCTGCTCGTGGCCGCCGACGGCACCACCATCGTCGTCGCCCGCATCGCCGCCGCCGTCGAGGTCCTCGAGGCTGCTCGAATCCTCGAGCGCACCCTCGTCGCTACCGACGTCCATGCCGAGCTCGGCCGGCGTCGGCTCCGTCATGTCGCTGCCGTTGAACACGTCCTCTGCCATCCGCCTCTCCTCAGCCCGTAGACTTCACGCCGGAAAACGCCGGCTTCTGCATCGCGTGGATGCCCTTCAGGGCATCCAGCTCGTTCTTCGTGTGCTGGAGCGCGGCGTCCGTCGTCTCGCCGACCTCGGCGAGGCGCATCTCGCGCTCCTTGATGTCCATGTCCTTCGCGGTGGAGGCGATCTCCATTCCGGTCGCCTTCATCAGCGTCTGCGCGCGCGCCATCGCGAGCTGCGCCTGCGCCTGCTTCGCGAGCGCGTTGGCCTGCTCGAGCGCGATCTGCGCCTCGATGTACCGCGGGTCCGTCTCGAGCGACGGCGGAGGCGGCTGCTGCGCGTCCTCCTCGTCCTGCCGGATCCAGTCCTCGACGAGGTGCGCCGGCAGCGGCGAGTACCGCTTCCACGCGTCCGGCATCCGGCCGGAACGAAACGCGATCGGCAGGAGCGACGACAGGTCGTTCCACACCGCGCGTCGCGCGTTCGGGTCGCGCGGCACCTCGTCGATCACGAGGTCATAGTCCTCCGGGTTCAGGAAGCGGTCCTTGAACAGCCGGATGAACTTCGAGCTGTACGCTCCACCGATGCGGATCTTGCGCCCGTCCGAGATGAAGCGCCGCACCATCTTCAGCAGCAGCTTCGCCTCGTTGAAGCGGTAGCGCGTGAGCGCATCGAACTGCGGTGCGAGGGTCGTCATGCCCTGCACCTGCTGCTTCTCGATCGACACACCGGCCTGGTCGCCGGCGCCGCCGCCCATCAGCGACTCGTTCGGGCCGATGTCGTTGATCGCAGCGAGCGTGTACTCGGTCATCTGTGCCGCCGCCGGCGGGAAGTCGGCAGCGGGGATCACCTCGTACTTCCCCTGCATGCCGGGGTTCATCAGGATGATCGGCGACGGGCCCGCCCACTGATCCGGCAACGCGTTCGGGTTGTAGACCGCGTCGTGTTCGACGATCAGGCCGCCCTTCGCGCCGGCATTCCAGATGTTGATGCCCTGCGAGAAGAACTTGTTCGCGCCCTTCTGCGGGTCCAGCAGATGCCGGACCATGCCGTACCAGACCTTCTTTTCGTCGTCCCACTTGTGCGTCAAGAACAGGTACGAGAACCCGTCGATCCACATGCGGTCCTCGGACAGCACGACGTCCTCGCAGAGGAACGACTGGTGGTACCCACGCCGCGTCGACTGCACGGCCTCGGGCTCGGGCATACCCATCAGCTCGAGGCGCGCGACGAGCTTCTCGTACTCGTCCATCGACAGCCGCAGGATCTTCTCCTCCTCCGGCTCGTCGGTGACCGTCGGCTCCTCGGGGGGCGGAGGCGGAGCGCCCTGCACGTCTGGCGGCATCGCGCCCGGCGGTGCACCCCCCGGCGGAACCGGCCCCCCGACCGGTCCCGCCGGAGACCCCTCCGCCTGCTGCGTCGGATCGCCACCCATCCCG